AAAAATAAAAGCTCCAACGAAAACGTTGAAGCTTATATAATTATTTTTAATTTTAATTTTAGTAGTTTAAGATACAATAATCTGGTTGTACTTCTAAAGCAATATTTACTATTGTTCCGTCATCATCCCAGTTATAATCTCCAAAGTTAGCACTTGTAATTACTGCTCCTTTAATTACCCATTCAGAAACAACATCTCCTACAGGACCAACTACATCAAAAACTAAATCTTTCTTATAAAAATCAGAATATCCATCTCTACCTGTTACAGATTCATGTCCTAAACGTATCCATTCCATTACTGCTTGTGCTCCTGATGGGGTAATAGATTCATATAAAGTCATTGAAATTGTTCCCCAAACAGTTTTTCCTTTTACATAACGTTGAATGTTAATGTGGTTAAGAGCTACTGCTGTTTGAGTTACACTTACTGCTCCTACTCCTTTTACTAAGTATGAAGGAATTCCATCTACTTTCATAATAAAACGATTTGACTGTTTAGGTTCAAAGGGTGTAAAAAATATGTCTGAGTAATTTAAAATTGGCATTTTTTAAGTTTTTATTGGTTGTTTTATTATAAATATTTAATAATTTAATTTTTTACCCAGGAAATTCAGCTCCGGTTGGTAATAATATAAAATCTAATGAAATAAATTCTGCAGTTCTTGTGGGTTGAATATAAATTTGACCTATTAATTGATTTTGATCAATTATTGCAGGGCCATTATTTGATTCATCTATTATTATTTTAAAAGCATATAATCCTTGTTTTTGTTGGATTTTTTCTAAAAATGGAGTTACTCTTCCTTTAAACGATTGTAATGTGGTTTGAGTATTTTGTTCAAACACAAAAGTTTCTGAGACTTGGCGAATGTAATTTTTTAATTCAATTAATAAACGTCTTACATTTACACGATCAAGAGCAGATTGTTCTTTTTGTAATGTTTTTTGACCAAATACAACAACTCCTTTTTTAGGAAATGTAGCTAGTGGGTTAATGTTATTACTATATAATGAATCTTTATTAGCTTGAGTTAATTTAAATTGAGCTTGTAATACTGTAGATAAACCACCACGATTCATACCTGCAGGTGCAAACCAAGGAGCAGATACTTTATCGTTAAATGCATATACTCCAGGTATTACAGTTGAAGCAGGTACCCATACTTGTTTTCCTGTTGCAGGATCAATTATACGAACCCAAGGCCAATATGAAGCAGCATATGATGTATTTCTGGTTTGAGCTTGTGTTATAGTAGATGCAACTGTGCCATTATAATCGATTAGATCTAGCACATATAAATTATCTCCTCTATTTTGAGTATTTGTGATAATTGTAGATACTACAGAAGTATGTTTGTTGTTTAATAAACCTGGGGTAAATAATACATTAAATTGGTATGCTTCTGGATTTCCAAATAGAGCAACCATGTTATTATAATCAGATGCTGCTAATCCTTGTGTTGTTGTGTCTATTAAATCATACATTGTTGTTCCTACGTTTGAGGCAACTGTACCTGTAGCTGTACTAAAAGATCCACTTTGATTTAGTGGGAGATAATTTAGGAATAAAGGATTAAAAATATTTCCATTTGAATCTAAATAATTAGGGGTTGTGTTAACAATGGATTTAACTCGTACATATCTTGAAATATTTGGATAAGTTCCAGTCAATTCCATTTGATTATTTACTGAGTTGTATAATAATTTTTGATCACCAATTACTAAAGAAATAAAACGGTTTGAATTTGGATCTAAATTAACTCCATTAAATGATTCAAGTATATTTTTATTATTTGTTGTGTCGTTTCCTTGTCTAACTAATACATTAAATGTACCTGATCCTGTATTTAAATTAGTAATTTCAACTCGTACATTATCTTTTGAGCCATTAACTAAAGCTCCTAAAGTTTCTGTTCCAGAATTATTCATAATAATTCCTTGTGAAATTGTTTCTAAAGTAAAAGATGTTGCATTAGTACCTCCAGTATAAAATGTTGTTGAAAAACCAGATGTTACAAAATATAAATTTCCTGCTATTCCCGCAATACTTGCAGATAATACCATATTAGGAGTAGAAAATGAAGCACTACTATTAATAGTTGTATTTGTATATAAATTGGTTGGGTTTGATGGAATTACACCGGAAGATGTAGCATTATTGTATACGTCTTGAAATGATGAACCAGAAAGGATTACATTTACTCCATTAAAAGAAGCAGTATATGCTGTTATAGCGGCACTTGTTAAATTAAGTGATAAAGATGCTGTGGTTAATCTAGTCGAGGAAGTAATAGGAGTTGTTGCAGAAGTATATGATCCACTTGCTACTCTAGCTACTAATAATGAAGATCCTCCATAATTAAAGTAATTATATGCGGCAATTGAAGTTAAATATGAATATTTTATTCCTCCACTTATAAAAGTATCCCCAAATAAATTTGTATATTGAGAATATGAAGTTACTAATGTTGGTACTTCAACAGGACCTTTAACTGTTGGACCTATAATAGCGGCTCCGGCTTGTACAGGTTGGCCTGTTAAAAATGTTTGATCTAATTCATTAGTGGTTACACCTGGTGATACTGTAAAATTTGGCATGGTTATAATTTTATTATAAATATTAATCTTTTTATTAAAATATATAATTAATTAAATAGTTGTTCCTGTAGGTAAAATATTAAAATCTAAAATTATAAATTCTGCTGTTTTTGTTGGTTGAATATAAATTTGACCTATCAATTGATTTTGATCTATTGAATTAGGTGTATTATTACTAGTATCTATTATTACTTGAAAACTAGTTAAACCTTGTTGTTGTTGTACATTAAATAAATAAGGATTTATTAAAGATAAAAGTTCATCTCTTGTTGATTGAGTATTTTGTTCAAACACAAAAGTGTCTGCAATTTGGCGAATGTAATTTTTTAATTCAATTAATAAACGTCTTACATTTACACGATCTAATGCACTTTTTTTCTTTTGTAATGTTTTTTGTCCAAATACAACAACTCCTACTCCTGGAAAAGTTGCTATTGGGTTTATATTTGATTGGTATAATTCATCTCTATTTCCTTGAGTTAATGGTCTTTCAGCTTGGATTATATAAGGCATAAGTCCTCTATTTATACCTGCTGGTGCAAACCAAGGATGAGCAATATTATCATTTTTAACATATACTGAGGGGATCACTGTGGATGGTGGTACCCATATGTTTGTTCCTGTTGAAGTATTTGTTAATTTTAACCAAGGCCAATAAGTTGCTATATAAGAATTATCAAAAGAAGAAGCATTAAAAATAACAGGTAAAATATTTTCATTATATTTTGCGATGTCAATTATAGCCATAGTATCTCCTCTTTCTTGGACTATTGTATTTAATTGTTGAACTACAGGATAATGAAGAGGGTAATTTGTAGCATCTCCTATTAATCCAGGAATAGTAATAAAATTATATTTATATGAATCTTTATTTGCTAATAAAGAAATAGATTCAACATATGAATCTGCAGAAAGACCTTGGATATTAGTATTTGTTATATTTTCATAATACGCTCCCGCTACACCTATAGGAATATTATCTCCTTTGCCACTTCCAAATGCTCCATTAAAAGGTGTAGGAAGAGAACTAGTAAATTGAGATTGAACATCTCCATTATTATTAAAATAACTAGGAGTTGTTAAACTGACAGATTTAACTCGTACAAACTTTGATTTATTTGGATAGTCTCCTATCATTTTAACATAATATTCTCCATTATCTAAAACAATAGTTTCATACTGGTTTCCTATTACTTTTTCGATATAATTTGAAGCTAAAGGGTCTAAAGATAAATTTGACCAAGTTTCTAAAATTGATGGAAAAAGTTGGCTATCATTTCCTTTTCTAATAAGTAAAGTAAATGTTCCTGTGTTATTATTTGTTGATAAGATTTGATATCTATAATTATCATTAGAACCACTTAGTAAAGTGTTATTTGGACCAATAGGTCCATCACTATTCATTATTATTCCTTCAGATATAGTTTCTAAAGTAAATGATGTTGTATTAGTACCTCCTGTAAAATATAGGGTATTATTTAAAAAAGGAAGTATTCCAGAACCAGAAGTTATAAAATATTGATTTCCAATTATTCCATTTGGATTAATTGAAGTTAATACTAAATTTTCAGGGAGATTAGCACTTGAGGAAACAAATTGTAAAGATGCACTATATGGAGCAATTGAACTGCTAAAATTAAATATTACCGAAGAAGTAACTACATAATCCGCTAATGTTGATGCAGCAAATGAACTTGTTGTAATATAAATTATATTTGGTCCGTTTGAAGGTGTAGTTGAAGAACCGGTATAGTATAAAGTAATACCATTTATAATTAAATTTTGATAACCAACCGATGCTACACTAGCAGAAGTAGGTGTTAACTTTATACTAATTGAAGCAGAAGTTAATGCTGTTGAAGAAGGTACTGAGGATGTGGCAGGAGTCCAATCAGTAGTAGTGCTTCCGCTTACTACACGTGTAACAAGTAATGTATTTCCTCCATTAGTGAAATAGTTATAAGCTGAAATTGAAGTAAAATATGAATATTGTTGGCTGCCACTAAAAAATTTATTACCAAATTTATCTAAATAATCACTATATGTAGTACAAATTGTTGGTATCCCTACTTTACCTTTAACTGTTGGTCCTATGATAGCAGCTCCAGCTTGAATTGGTTGTTGGGTTATAAAAGATTGATCATTTTCTATAGTTAGTACACCAGGGGATACAATTGTTTCAGGCATTTGTTATATATTATTTTTATTATAAATATGACAAAAATTAAAATAAATTACTTTATAATAATAATTTCGCCGGTTTGTGGATCAAGATTAAATTTTCCATATTTATCAAATAAATTTTTAGTAAATTCTTTTTCTTTATTTGATAATTCTATTAATAATGATTTTGAATTTTCATATCTATTTTCAATTTGAATTTTAATCATTGAAATTTCACCTAATTCTAATACTATTGATTGAGAATTTGTTTGAATTTCTTCTAATGTTGTTTTTTCTTCTTTTGTTAAAAACTTTTTTTCTGTAACTTCTTGGATAATAGGCATAATTTTTATTTTAGTTTATAGTAATAAATATATAAATTTATTTTCCTTGAGCCACATATGGTTTAACATAGTTTTTACTACTTTTACTTTTGCTAGTTTTTGTTTTAGCATGAACCCCTGGTCTCTTTATCTTAGGTTTTCTTACAAATGAGATTGTTGCTTGTGATTTTGCTTTTGCTGCCATTTTATTATAAATATTAAACGTTAATTATATTTTATTATGCTAGTGAACCTGATCTCCATGCACCCGCCATCCATACATAAAATATATGGTTTCCTGTTACAGTTGCAAATATCATTTCTCCATCCGTTCCTGTCCAAGAAGGGGAAGATGATTGGGTAGTTGGTAATACGATTGAACCAGACATTCTTACTTTAAATGCATCTTTGCGACTAGATGTTGTACCATTTCCAATAATCATTAAAGATGTTGAGTCTCCTTGAGTGTTGTATTGTCCTTGTACGTGTTGATATGATCCTGATGCTATCGTACCAAAACCTTCTGCATGTGAATATGTTCCTTTTGAATTTGTATTATTGCCTTCTGCATGCGAGAATGCTCCATTTGCTGTAGTTTGATTACCTTCTGCGTGTGAACCTTGTCCGGATGCTATTGCACTTTGTCCTTCAGCATGTGATGCAAATCCATTTGTTATTGTACCCCATCCTTCAGCGTGTGAATTTTGTCCAGTTGCTGTAGTAAGTTGTCCTTCTGCGTGTGAACTCTCTCCGGTTGCGGTTGTACTAGTACCTTGTGCATGTGATCCTGTTTGAATCAATAAGCCATTTATTGTAACAGTTTGAGTTAATAGGTTTACAAATGAGGAAGTTTGAGCATTTTGCACATATGAAGCGGTTAAAGCATATGATGTTGTTGTAGCAAAGCTTGCACTTACTGCATTTAAAACATAGCTAGCTGTTTGAGCATTTTGAACAAATAAAGCCGTTTGTGCTGTTTGCACATATGATGCAGTAGTTGCTGTACCTTGTAATGAACCCGTAAATGATGTTACTGTTAAAGATCCATTAATACTTTGAGAACCACTATTAAACAATAAACTATCAGTTATATTAATAAGATTATCTCTTACATCTGCTGCAGAAATATTTCCAGATGTATTATCAGCTAACTGAGAGTTAATGTTTGTTTGTAATGTTGTTTTATTTTGTTGTGACATTTTATATTTTATTTTATATTTTTATTTTATAATTTAACTAAAAGCATTAGAAAAAGCATTAGAAAACATTAATGGTATTGGTGGGGGTGATGGTGGTAGTTGGGGAAAGAAAGATGGGTTGAATGATGAAATTGATGTTACTGTTTCTGTTCCTATTATAATTTGAGATTTACTGTTGTATTTTTTAATTGATGTTAATTCTTTTTGAATTGTGTCCGGTACTACATATCCAAATAATTTAATAGAAAATGTTCCTTTTACAATTCTATTTGTATTATCTGTAATTTCTACAGTTGTTGCATATGAATCAATAGA